CGGATCCCACAGTGCAGTTGCAATGTCTGCTGTACTGCGCTGGTAATCTGTTTTCATAATACTGTTGCCCACAATGGTTGGTGTTCCTGTTTGGTTATCAACCAAACCTTCAATTTTAAAACTCTGTACCTGACCAGTGCTGGCACGACCCAGTGCAAATGCTGTAAAAAACCAAGTCTTGCCACTAGCAGGTTCTGGATATGCACCATTTACTTGTATAGCAGTAGCAGTTCCTGATGTTGTTTGCACAGATGTTTTACGTACATTTGGATCGCCGCTGATGTCCACTGTGTCAGCATTTTGTGTAAATGATATGCTAGCATCACTGCTGATCAATGTTTTGAATTCAAAGTTATTAGCATTTCTCTGTTTGAATACTTCAACACCACCGCCTATATTGCTGCTGGTAATGGTATCGCTGATCTGTATATCGTCGCTGTTTTGGGTAATAGAAATACCGCCAGCCTGTGTAAAACTGCGCAGTTCATTTTGGTCACCTGTGAGTTGTTTGAATACTTGTGCGCCGCTGCCAACATTAACCACAGTTGTTTGTGATTGAGTAATGTCACTGAGTGTGGCAATGCTTTTCCAAGTACTGGTGTCTCCAAAGTATCCTTCAATTCTATCAGTATCACTGTTGTAGCGTATTTCACCTATTTCTGTGTTGGGTCTCTGTGAAGTATTACCAACTGGAATTTTAACTGCGGCTGTACCAGGAATACGTGTGTTTTCAGCTAGTTCAACTCTGATGTTTCCTGCTTTGCCGTCGCCGTTAACAACCTGTGTTTCGCCTGACTTTCCTTCAACTGTGCGAGCTCTACTAACTCCACTGTCTTTGACAATTACACCATCGCCTTGTTCAACATTCAAGTTGTTCAAAAATGTAAACAGTGTGCTGGTTGCTTGTTCATAATCACTGAGTGTTCCAGTGTTAAACTGTGTGGTGTCTTTGCGTACAAATATAGTTAGGATATCAGTTCTAACAACAATGTCATCTGTATTGGGAGTTAGAGCCAATTGTGCAGCTTCACTGTTTACAATATACAGTGTAGTACCGCCACCATTGAAGTTGTTGATAATGGTTGTGTCGCCCACTGTGCTGCTGGTACCAACAATATTGCTGGTATCTGTGGTTAATCCGCCGGCTGCATAACCTGGGCTGTTTGGTACTGTTGGTGTTGTACCTGCACTTTTTTGTTGTTCTTGTTGACTGTATGTTGCAGTGTATCCAATGATATTTCCACAATAATCAAACACTGGTGTTTGTGCATCCACTGGAGGCTGTGGGTTATCAATGTTGTTGAGTAGGTTTAAGAATTCATCTTCCAGTAATAGATGGAAAATATTTGGATATTCAATTGCTTCGCCTGTACCGTCATACTTGTATTGTACAGGATAAGCAGCAAGGTTATCATACACACTTTTTAGTTGGCTAGCAAGTCTAGCATTGCCTGCAATGCCTCCACTGTTTGGATTGTGCAGTACACCTACTTCGCTGTTGCATCCTCCGTCCGGTGTTCCAAATTGGCTACCACCTTGGCTGTAAGATCCGCTGATGTTGTTTTCAAAGTTGATTAGGTTTGTGATTCTATCAGAAATTCCTGTGATGTCATTTTTGATAGCATCCAATTCGCTTTGTATCAAACTACCGCTGGTGATTGCACCTATGTTGTTTGCAATACGTCCAAGTACACCGCCGTTGAACACATTGGCATTGAAGCCGCCTGTGCCCAAACAAGCACAGACTTGATCTGGGAATATACTGCCAATGTCATCTACAATGGCTTTGCCTGTGCCTAGGAAACTACCAAATGCTCTTTCCAACATATTGGGGATAGCAATCGGATCCACAGGTTGCGCACAGAAGTTGATTAGATTTGCCACCTGTTGTGCTTCTGCTAGGACACCATTCAATCTACCCAATACTTCATCAAACTTGGTGTGATCCATAAAATCTTCAAGAGCACCATTGAGTTGATTGAGTGCATCGTATAATTCTGCTTGAAGATTTGGAATACCCAACAGTGCATTGATGTTGGCATGCAAACAAATTTGTAGGTTTGGCATTTTCAAACCATTGCCGCTGAGAACACCACACAACAGTTCTCTGAGTGTAAAGCTATACTGCGCACTGGCAACAACTCTTAGTGCATCATCGCCTGCAGCGGCAGTGCCGCTTATGTGATGTCTAGCATCAAGATAGTCATTTACATCTTGTAAACCTGCTTTAAAATCTGTATAGCTCATGAACCGTTTCCTGCTCTAACATTTGGACTTGCACTGGCTGCGCTAGGAGCACAATGGGCGCCACCCAATGGGGGACACAGTTTATCTGCATCTGCACCGTCACCGTTGAGTATAACAGGAATACCACCAGCACGTACTCGACCAACTGTTTCACTGGCTTTGAGAGCACCTCCGCCATGTGTGTTGGGGTCACCATCAGTGCTGATGTTTCTGTTGTTTACTCTAACATTAGATATCTGTGTGACAGTGGTAGCACCACAAGTTCTACTATCACCTTGTCTATGTACAAATCTCGCCATACAACTATTTATTTGAGTTGCAAGCCCTCAAGACTGCTGGCAGGTGTAATACCACTGGTGTTCTGAATGTAGTTGTCTGCAAGTCCTTTGATAGTGTGTGCAGTTGCTACAACTTGTGCACCTTTGACACTAACAGGATCACTACTGTGTGCGTCAATACTCATCAACCAAGGAATAAGCATTGCTTGTCCATTTTGAGGATTTAGTGTAAGCACAGTGGGTTTGACAATCTTTAGATCGTCTGCACTAGCGCCATTGTATCTAGCAACCAGTTCTTCGCCTGTGCTTAATTTTACGGTGATTACATCACCAACTTTAAAGTTTGAAATCACCAACATTGACTTCTCCTATGAGTTCTCTTACATGATCTGGATTCATACGCATAAGTGCTTGCCCGCCGCCAGCAACCAACAGTTTACCTTTGTAATAAATCTGTGGCATGGTTCTATGACCTTCATTGATCAAAAACTCACGTGCTTCTGGATTGGTATCCACTCTGATTTCTTCGTATTCGAATCCGTGTTTGTTTAGGTATTGCTTTGCCATATCACAGTAGGGACACAGTGGCTTACTGTATACTGTGATCATAGTTTCATACCTTGGAAAGTGCTACCATTAACATCTTGTTTGGTACCACCAATTACATAACTGCTAATCTCTGTTTCTTGTGGAGCAACTTGTACTTCAGCACCAGCGATCCATTTTTGTGTCCAAGGCAGTGGGTTGCTGCCGCCTTTGTAAGGGCTGGGCAGTCCTACCGCTGTCATACGCTTGTTAGCAGTCCATTCTACATATTCATTGAGCAGTTGTGTGTTCAGACCAATCATTGATCCATCTTTGAACAAATACTCTGCCCATGCTTTTTCTTGATCCACTGCATCTACAAACAGTTGTACCATTTCTGCTTCTGTTTCTTTTTGAATTTTAGCAAAGTCTGGATCATCTTTTGGCATGAGTTTGAGCAGTGTTTGTGTGCTACCCAAGTGTACATTTTCATCACGGCAAATAAGTTTGATAATTTTTGCATTGCCTTCCATCTTTTTGAGTTCAGCAAATGCCCAACTACATGCAAAGCTCACATAAAAACGAACACCTTCTAGGATGTTCACACTCATCATGGCTTTCCAAATCAACTTTTTGAGTTCATACAAATCAACTGTGATCTTTTTACCGTTCACAGTGTGTGTGCCTTCACCCAATAGATTATACCACATGCCCATTTCAATCAAGTCATCATAGTGCTTGCTGATATCTGTAGCACAATCCACAATTTCTTGAATGTCCATCATTTCGTCAAAAATAACACTGGGATTGCTGTACACGTTTCTAATAATGTGTGTATAACTGCGGCTGTGAATAGTTTCGTTGAATGTCCATGTGGTGACCCAATTTTCTAGTTCTGGCAAACTCACCAATGGATTAAAACTGTCAGCAGGTGCACGGCCCTGCACACTGTCCAACAAAATCTGACGTTTTAGATTGCTTGTAAAGATATGCTTTTCGTGTTCTGTTAGATTTTTAAAGTCTGCTGCATCACGCAACACATCAACTTCTTCTGGTCGCCAAAAGAAGCCCAGCTGTTTGTCAGTGAGTTTGTCAAACTGTTTGTACTTGAGTGTGTCATAACGCTGGATATCAACACCTCCATTGGGATCCAAAAACATCAAACTTTCGAG